CAATTACCAATATCAACTATACCAATGGATCGTTTACATTGGTAATGGATGATAGTGCATGGGGTTTGGCTTCAAGCGATCCTGGCTTGGACATTGCCGATCCAAATGGAATTGGTTACTCAGGCAGAATAAAAATCAGTTTTCCAGCTAATGGATCAACTCCAGCTGAAGACATAATTATCTTTTTATTCTTCATTGTGCGGTCTGATGGCATTGTGGTGGAGTAAACATGAGTACAAAAGTCACAGTGATCAATGACAATAATGTCAGCATTCAAGTCACTCCACCACCTAATCAAATCATCAATGTAAACAAATCCAGTTTTGGTGTTTCAGGGTTTAGTGGATATTCTGGATACAGTGGATATTCTGGTTATTCAGGATCAGGCACATCGGGATATAGCGGATATTCTGGTTATTCTGGAATAGGCTCATCAGGATACAGTGGCATTAGCGGATATTCAGGGTATAGCGGCATTTCAGGATATTCTGGTCAATCAGGATTTAGTGGATATTCTGGGTCTGGCATTTCTGGATTCAGTGGTTATTCAGGATCAGGCACATCTGGATACTCTGGATATTCTGGCCAAGCTGGGCCACAAGGTTTGTCTGGGTATTCAGGATTTTCAGGAATCAGTGGATATTCTGGTGTTGGCATTTCTGGAACATCAGGATATTCTGGATTTAGTGGTTATTCAGGTTCAGGCACATCTGGATATTCTGGATTTAGCGGAATTTCTGGAGCCACTGGCCCACAAGGCACATCTGGTTATTCTGGATTTTCAGGCATTAGTGGATATTCTGGCGTGGGCCTTTCAGGAACATCTGGCTATTCTGGATTTTCAGGATACAGTGGATCAGGCGTTTCTGGATATTCTGGTTTTAGTGGAATTTCTGGAGCCACTGGCGCACAAGGCACATCAGGATTTTCTGGATTTAGTGGATATTCTGGAGTTGGCCTTTCAGGCACATCTGGATATTCTGGATTTAGTGGATATTCTGGATCAGGTATATCTGGATATTCTGGATTTAGTGGCACAAGCGGATATTCTGGTGCCACTGGGCCTCAAGGCACATCAGGTTATTCTGGATATTCAGGAATTTCTGGAGCTACTGGCGCACAAGGTGCATCAGGATATTCTGGATATTCAGGCATCAGTGGATACTCTGGATCAGGAATAAGCGGATACAGTGGTTTTTCTGGGTATTCTGGCCAGCAAGGTACATCAATCAATATCAAAGGATCAGTGGCCACACCAGCAGATTTGCCACCCACTGGAAACAATCCCAATGATGCATACATTGTTGATTCAAATGGTGACTTGTACATTTGGACTGGTACTGTTTGGAACAATGTTGGTGAAATAGTTGGCCCACCAGGCAGCAGCGGCATTTCTGGTTATAGCGGATATTCAGGCATCAGCGGATACTCAGGGTTTAGTGGATCAGGCGTTTCTGGATATTCAGGATATTCAGGCAGCGGTGTTTCTGGATATTCTGGATTCAGTGGTTATTCAGGATCAGGCACATCTGGATATTCTGGATTCAGTGGTATCAGCGGATACAGTGGTTATTCAGGCTCTGGCGTGTCTGGGTATAGTGGATTCAGCGGCATTAGTGGATACAGTGGATATTCAGGCTCTGGCGTGTCTGGATATAGTGGATTTAGCGGTTATTCTGGTGCAGTTGGTACATCAGGTTATTCTGGTTTTTCAGGATATAGTGGATCAGGCGTTTCTGGATATTCTGGATTCAGTGGCATCAGCGGATATTCAGGTGCAATTGGCCAGTCTGGTATTAGTGGATATTCAGGATATAGCGGTATTAGTGGCTGGTCTGGCGCAGTTGGTATATCTGGATATTCTGGATTTAGCGGATATTCTGGTGCAGTTGGTACATCAGGTTATTCTGGATTCAGTGGCATCAGCGGATATTCAGGATATTCAGGCAGTGGTGTTTCTGGGTATAGTGGTTTTAGTGGATATTCTGGCGCAGTTGGCCAGTCTGGCACATCAGGATATTCTGGATACTCAGGCATCAGTGGTTATTCTGGATTGGGATATTCTGGATTAACTGCCACAGGTTCCAATTCAATTGGAATTGGCAGCAAATCATTTACAACCAATTTAGATGCAAGTGTGACCGCATTTGCAGTTGGCCAATATGTCAGGGTATATGCCACATCAGTCCCAAGCCAATACATGGAAGGATTGATTACATCATATTCGGGCACTTCATTGACTGTAAACGTGACATATGTAAATGGTGGTGCATCATTTAGCAATTGGACTGTTTCACTTTCTGGTGCAGTTGGTACGTCAGGTTATAGTGGTTATTCTGGTATCTCAGGATTTAGCGGGATTTCTGGTTTCAGTGGATCAGGTGTATCTGGCTGGTCAGGATTCAGTGGGATTTCAGGGTACTCTGGTTTCAGTGGTTCTGGCGTGTCAGGTTATAGCGGGTACAGTGGATCTGGTGTATCGGGGTACAGTGGTTTCAGCGGGTATAGCGGGTCTGGAATCAGCGGATATTCTGGATTTTCTGGGTCAGGGATCAGTGGTTTTAGCGGTTTTTCTGGATATTCAGGAGCTGGAAGTAGTCCAGGCGGTTCTAATACACAAGTTCAATACAACAATGGCGGTTCGTTTGCTGGTTCTGCCAACATGACTTTTAATGGTACTGTATTGACCACTTTAGGACATACAGTTACCAACGATGCAACCATTCATGGATTGACTGTGGGTCAAGGGGCTGGTAGTGTTTCTACAAATACTGCGGTGGGTGCTAGTGCTTTGGCGGCTAATACGAGTGGCGTTGCCCAAGTTGCTTTAGGCTATAACGCTTTAAACGCAACTACATCTGGGGCTTGGAACACGGCTGCTGGTTACTATGCGTTAAACGCAAACACTACTGGCGGTTATAACGTAGCTATTGGTGGTTCTGCACTTACTCAAAACACCACAGCATCCAACAACACAGCAGTAGGTTACCAAGCTGGATATAGCAATACAACGGGTACCCCATTAACTGCTGTCGGTGCTTTGGCTTTGTATTCCAATACAACGGGCGCAGAGAATGCAGCGTTTGGCTTGTGGTCGCTCAAATTAAACACCACAGGCAATTACAACACAGCAGTCGGTGATTACGTTCTTTTGTCCAACACCACAGCATCTAACAATACAGCAGTTGGTTATCAAGCTGGGTATACAAATAGCACAGGTGCATTCCAATTATTTTTAGGATATAAAGCTGGTTATAGTACAACAACTGGCGGTAGCAATGCTTTTATTGGAGTAGTTGCTGGATACTTAAATACAACAGGAGCATTCAATACTTTTGTAGGAAGTCTTGATGCGTCTAATCAAGGTGTAGGAAATAACAATACTACAGGCAACTATAACACCGCATTAGGTGGTGGTGCTCTTGGCTATAACACCTCAGGATCTAACAACACAGCAGTAGGATATCAAGCTAGTTACAACGCAAATGGTTCTGCAAGTTGCACTGCTTTAGGATATGCCGCAGGTTCTAATTTAACTTCTGGAACAGGAACAGTATGTTTGGGCGCATCAACATTGCTTTCAGCAGGAACAGACAATTATTCAATTGTTATTGGCTACAACACTACTGGCAAAGGTTCGGCAACAGGTTTTATCAATCCTTTTAGTGGTGGTGTCTATCAAGGCAACAACTCATCTTCTTGGTCAACCACATCAGACCAACGCCTGAAGAAAAACATCGTAGACAACACAGTTGGATTAAATGCTATCAATCAGGTTCGAGTTCGCAACTTTGAATACCGTACCGAGGATGAGGTAACGGATTTACCCAAACAAAATGCAGTTAACATTACTGGCACACAGTTGGGCGTAATAGCTCAAGAACTTCAACAAGTATTACCAGACTGCGTAAAGCAAGAAAGCACAGGGGTTTTGTCTGTAGATACAAGTAACATCACTTGGCATCTGATCAATGCAGTAAAAGAACTTTCAACAGAACTTAATGAACTTAAACAAAAAGTAGGAGGTTAAAAATGACTGATATTATTGAACAACCAACCGCAGAAGAAATTGCTAGGCATTATTCTGCAGCAATGGATTCTGTTAATCTTATCAATGGTGTTAAGCCTGAAATGATGGCAGATTCAGAATGGCAAAGCACTTTGCAAAGAAACAAAGCACATTTGGAAATCATGGTAGCCAAGACATATTGGACTACTGAAAACTTGCAACCATTCCATGATGCTATTGCAAAGGTTGCATAATGGAAAACATTACATTACAACCACAATTGGTCAATGCAATTTTGCAATATTTGGCAACCAGACCCTATCAAGAAGTGGCTGGTTTGATTGCTGAAATTCATAAACAAAGTCAACCAGAAACACCACAATAAAACAAAATGACAATACAAAATAAAACATGGGAGCAAATGCTCTTGATCAATGAGCTGAATTTTGCCAAGCAGCACAATCCAGAATATTACAGATGGAAACTCACAAACAATTATGAGCGTGCAGTTTTTCTGAAAGGCGATCCAGTTTATCCTCGAGAGGCCACACGATATATGTGGGCCAATCGAAATCTGCGTGGCAAAAAGATTTTGGAAATTGGCTGCAGCACTGGCTTTGGCACTCAATTTTTACCCAATGACATCGAGTATTTGGGATTGGATTATGACCCAATCATCATCGATGTGGCTCAAGATCAGCATTGGGGTGAAACCATCAAATTTTCATGCGCAGACATCAATGAAATCCAGCTGGCACAGTTTGACACCATCATTGCTTTTGAGGTGATTGAACATTTGGACAATGGGCTGCACATTGTTGAAAAATTAAAAAGTCATTGCAATCGATTATTAATCACAGTGCCATGGAATGAGCCAAAAGGATTTTGGGGAGAACATCACAAACTGCATGGCCTTAATGAAGATCATTTCAATGATTTTAAAATGGAATACATTGGCGAGCATGGATCAATCACATCAGAGCCAAGGCCCATCAATGAACACAATCGATTCAATTTGATGATTCTGAGGTGGGATCGTGGATAAGGTTTTATGCAGCATTGGCACTCGAGGCAGATATGACACAACGCTGCCACTGGCATTGGCGGCCATTATTAATCAGACCAAACGGCCAGACAAAGTGGTCATTTTTGATGACAATGAAAATCCAAGGGATGTCAGAAATGAGCTAATTTATAAAAATTTGTTTCAAATGATGGACATCAAAGGCATCGAATGGGAATGGAGGTTTGCTGCTAAAAAGGGAACACACCACAACCATCAAGCGGCCAACACCATGGGATACAAATGGGTTTGGCGCATGGATGATGATGCCATTCCAGAGGCCAATGTGCTGCATGAATTGTTTAGCTGGACGCTGCATGATCCCAATTTGGGCGCAGTTGGTGGATCGATATTGACACCACCATTGCAATTTGAAGAATCATTTCCAACGGCCACCATGGCCAACATCGATGCAGAGCCAAACATCCAATGGAAATATATTCACAAACGCAAAAAGGTCGAGCATTTGCATTGCTCATTTTTGTATCGAGCTGGCATTGTGGATTATCACTTGGGGCTTTCAAAAGTGGCCCACAGGGAAGAAACATTGTTTAGCAATGCTTTACATCAAAAAGGATATGATCTTTATGTGGTGCCCAATGCGGTCACTTGGCATTTGAAAAACCCCAATGGTGGCATTAGGTCAGAGACTGATCAATCAATGTATGCGCATGATGAGCAAATATTTCAAAACTTTCAAAAGTTTAAAAATAACACAATTGTTATATTGAATTGTGGCATGGGCGATCATTTGGTATTTTCTGAAATATTGCCTTACATCAAAAACCCAATTGTGTTTAGTTGCTACCCAGAAATTGTGGCTGGCGAATCGATTGCTGCAGCCAAAGCATTGTTTGGTGACATCGACCAGTGGAACATATATTTGAAAATGGCCCAATGGAAGTGGACAGGCTCACTCAATGAGGCATTCAGAAAGATGTATTTATGATCATTGTTTCTCCATACTCCAAAAAGCTGATGAATGGTCGGGAAAACCCTAAAAATTACCCATATTGGTCAGTTTTATTGATGGAAATTAAAGAAAAAGTGATACAAATTGGGGTCAGTGGTGAAAAGCAAATATGGCCAGACTTCAGACCCGATTTGCCATTGGATGAATTGAAAGAATTGCTGATGCAATGTCGGACATGGATTTCATGCGATTCATTCTTTCAACATTTGGGATACATCGAGAAAAAGCCTGGCATTGTGCTTTGGTCAGTATCGGACCCATTGATCTTTGGCCATCCAGAGAATGTCAATTTGATTAAAAGTCGGGATTATTTGGCCAAAGACCAGTTTTTGTGGTGGGAAGATCAAGAATACAAACATGATGCATTTGTCGATCCTGATGAGGTGGTCAAGGCATTGGAATTGTTTTAAAATTGGCCATCATTTAAGGGTGGACAATGGACGCTGAAATCGACAAAAGACTGGCAGTGCATGAGGCAGTATGTGCTGAGAGATACAGAATCATCCAAGAGCATTTGACGGCTGGCGAAAAGCGAATGACCAAGATTGAGTATTTGCTCTACACAGTGATGGCTTTGGTGTTACTTGGACCAGGCGTGGCAGCCACCTTTTTCCATAAATTGTTTGGGTTCTAAAAATTGATCCATTTACCCTTGTCGCACTTGCAAGCGGAGCTTTTAAACTCTGCAAAGATGCGTGTGAAATGTACAAGGAAGGAAGGCAAATTGTCACCGATGCAGTCAAGGAAATTGATGGCATTGTCAAAGATGCCAAAGATGTCCAAAAAAAGGCGAAAGGATTGTTTGGATTTTTAACTGCTATTTTTGGCCAAGATAAAAAAATAAACGCAGAAAATGCACAAAATGTGCAAAAAGCAGCTCCAAAAGCTGCCAAAAAGAAAAAAGAGCCACCACCAGAGTTTGATGAAAATCTCATTTACCAGCAAGTGAGTGATGCATTGATCAAATTCTTTCAAGCCTACAATGGCCTAAAAAACTATAAAAAAGAACAAGAGGAGCTGGCATTGCACGCTACCAATGAAGAAGGCAACGAAATTGCTATCAAGTTGGTCATTGCTGATTTACAAATGGAAAAATTGAATTCTGAGCTTTCAAATTACATGGTCTATCATGTGCCAAGTGAGTTGAAAGATTTGTATTCAAGGGTCAATGAACAAATTGGGCACATTGCGAATGTCCAAGCACTTGCAAGACGAGAGGAGTTGTTGGCAAAGAGGAAAGCACAATGGCAACGAAACCAAAAAGCGGATTTAGTCAAAAATCGAATGGTGGTTTCAGCAATTACAGTTCTAATGATTCTGTGGATGTGGGGAATGATTCTAAGTCTGACACACCAGCTTTAATATTGATTGTGATTTTGCTCATTGTGATTTTGCTTTTTTTGCCATTGCTGGCGTGGATGTATACCGATGTCAGAAAAATGGAAATTCGAGTTGATAAGGCTTTGACCAGAATTGAGGGAAAATGAAATATCTGATTTTGATTGTTTTGATGTTGTTGGCTGGCTGCCATGATCAATATCGGTATTTTTGTCAAGACCC